GTCGCCGCGGGCCGCTTCGATCACCGGCGCGGAGTACGTCATCGATGGCGGAACGATACCCACCGCGTAGCGGCCGAATGGTGGTGGAAAGGGAGGGACTCGAACCCTCGACCCCGGCATTATGAGTTCCAAGGCCAAGCGAAGAGCGTAAGCGGATCAACAGCTTGCGGGCGCGCGACGTGCGCCTCGCGCCGCCTATGTCCTTGAATGTCGCGTCCGATGGTGGGGGTGTGCGCACAGAAAGTGACACACACCCTTGGCCATACAGTAGCGGCAGGTCTGGCTTGCTGGTGCAGGCCTTCCTGCAACGAATATGGCGTCATGCCGTCCGTCTTACACGTGTGGTGCGCTTGCGGACGGTTCGCTACGATCCCCCGCCCGCGGCCGATGGAGTCCATGCCTGCCAATGAGCTACGCCGGCGGCTCAGATGCCGGGTCTGCGGCGGCCGGGTGGTAGAAGTGCGCCGTGGATGGACGACGCCCGAGACGTCGCCGGGCGAGGTGGTCGAGTTACGGCCACGACGGCCGTAACTCAGGGGCCTATTCCGGCGCTCGCTCGAGCAGCGTGAGCACGCCCGTGTTGATGGCACCGATGTACTCGGTCTGGCCATCCGGGCGTCGGCCGGCGGTCGTGCGCAGCGAGACGTTGCAGTAGTCCTCGCCGGCTTGCAGCTCGGTGATGGTCGCCTCGATGAGTACCTTGTCGCCCTTCTTGAGCGGCGTGTTGTTGCGGTCGTGCACGGTTGCAATCTCCTGGTTGGTTTAGGGATCAGGTGTCGGACAGAATTAGTTAGTAGCTGCTAGTCCAGGTGAGCGCGGCTTCTGCTTCACGGCGCAGGACGAGACCCGACAACCGTCGACCGCCGCCATGCACCCACTTCAGCAGCTCGATCGGAACATCGGGCCAGCGCCCCTCATTGATCCGCCGACGCAACGTCGAGGCACACAGCCGGCCGGCGCCTAGGTTGAAGGCAAAGTCGATGATGGCCGCCAGACGTTCGGCGGAGTCGATGCCGGGGCACAGCACGATGACAGCCGGCAGGAACGTCCGTCGCACCTGGTGCAGTAGCAGCGCCTCAGCGCGCTCGGCCGTGATGGGCGAATCCAGGAGCGTGACCGCGCTGCCGTCCTCGTAGCGCGTTGCCCCGTAGCCGATGGTGGGCACGCCGGCCGGGCACAGGTAGGGCCGCAGTCGCAGGCCCTCGAAGCGCCGCGCCAGCGCCGCAGCCACCTCGACGGCCAGGTCGATCACTTTCCGCGCTTCGAGAGCTGCCTGTCGGCAACGTAGATGCCGAGGATCGCGCCCACGAGCTCACGATCCCACTCACTCAGCACGAAGCCGTTGCGCGCGATCTCGAAGAGCACCGCGGCGCTGGCCATTGTCGCGAGCCACGGCCGAATCGAGCCGTTCCAGATGTCCAGGAACTTGATGCCGGTCTGTTTGCCGACATCGGCCACGGCCTGCGTCCAGGCGGATACGTCGAGCTTCGAGAGATCCGCCTGCGATTGCACCTCGATCGTCTTGACGCCGAGTTGCGCCTGCACGCGGATCGCTTCGAGGTTGCGTGCATGCTGCGCGGCCTCGAGGTCGCCCTGGAGCCTCAGCCGCTCGACCTCGAACTTGTGATCCTGGCGCTTCGTCAGCCAGGACGACACTTCGCCCCACAGCATGCGGAACGCGGAGCCACCCAGGAACGAGAATAGTGCGGAGAACATCGGGCCTCCTTCAGCGAGGATCGCGAATCAGTAATCTGAGAATCTCGGCATGGCGGGCGGCGCTCTCCTCGCCGATCGAGTTCACGCGCTCATAGAGCGCGGTGATGTCGCCCTTGGTGGCGACTTGGTTTTCCAGCGATCGCAGTCGCGTGTCGAGCGCCTCGTGCCTGCGATCCTGCGCGGCCTGGCTGTCGTCCCACTGTTTCACCTGACGCCTCGTGCCCCACGTGACGAGCGACAGCAGGAGCGCCAGTGCGCTGACCAGCCAGGTGCGCGGCTCTTCGGGCTGAAAGTCCACGTCACGTCTGCGCCGCGGCTTCCGCCGGCGGCGCCGCACTGGCCGCGCTCTCGGCCGCCGCCTTCGCCCTGGCCGCGACCTCCTCGCGGAGCACCTCGTTACCGAGCTGCACGCCCTCGAGCACATTGCGGATCGCGCGAATCTGCGTGTTCAAGGTTTCGAGCTCGCCCGTAACCTGTTCCTTGCGGAGCAAGGCATCGGAGAGTCGCACCTGCAATGCTTCCAACTGCTCTTTAGCGGCCATAGATCACTCGGTTGACTGAATGGTGACGCGCTGGCTGATGGTGCCGGAGGTGAACACCACCGAGCGCGCGGTGATGACGGCCCGATAGGTCCGATCCTGGGCGGTGGCAGCGGTATCCGTGTAGGTGAGCGAGCCGCCCATCTGCTCGGTCTCGTAGCGCGTGCCCTCTTCCTTCTCCCAGGTCCACAGGCCCGCGACGTTCAGCGTAGCCACGAGCGTCTCGGAGCCGGCGCCGATCTTGCGGTAGAGCTGCACGGTGGCGCTGATCGGACCGCTACCGCTGTTGAAGCCGGCCTCCGCGAACGAGCGCGTGCCCGTGAAGATGTACGACAGGATGACCTGGATCGTTCCGCCGTTGCTGCCGTACGGACCATTGATGATCTCGGCCGCCACGCTCGTGCTCGACGTGGTGGCGGAACTCTTGAGCACGCCCGCCGACAGCGTGCCGCCAAAATAGGCGCTGCCGTCGACCTTCAGGTAACTCGTGGCGTTTGCCTCGGTGCACAGCGAGAGGCTTCCCACGGCAGGCCCCACCCACTCGATGAACTGGTTGGCGCTGCCGAAGCCCAACCCCGAAACCTTCATCACCGCGCCCGTGTTCCAGATGATTCGGCCCGTACCCATCGCCATGTCGCCGTTGAGCGTTCCGCCCGTCAGCTTCGTGATGGTGAGGTTCTCGATCTGCGCGTTGCGCACGACGAGATTCTTCGCGTACACGATGCCGCCGATGATCTCAAAGGGAGACTGCGGGGTGGCGCCAGGCGTCACGACGCGGAACTGATCGGCGAGCACCACGAAGGCCGAGACAATCGAACCGTTGTTCGGCCCTGACAACAAGCCGAAGCCCGTGATATAGCCGTTGTTGTCGATCTTGACGGCGTATTTCGCGAGTACGCCGTTGACCGAGCTCTGGAGCGTCTGCACCGTGGCGGTGTTCGCTCCGAGCGTCGATTGCACGGTGGAGATGGACGCCGCGAGCGCACCATCGCCATTCGCGCGCGCCGTCTGCTCGGAGAGGATCGCCGCCTCGTTTGAGTTGAAGCGCGAGGCGATGCCGTCGAGCCGCTGCGCGAGCGACTCCGTGCTCGACACCTTGGCGGTGTTCAGGTTCAGGATGAACGCGAGGGAATCGCCCGAGAGCGCGCCGAGCTTCGCGACCGTCTGCGCGAGAGCTGTATCGCCCGCGATCCGGTTCGTGGTCTCGGTGGTGATCAGCGTGATGATGTTGTTCGGGTCGCCGGCGATCTGCGACAGCGCCGCGAGCGCCGCATCGAGATCCGCGATGTCGTCGACGAGGCTGCCGATCTGCGAGTTGATCGGCCCGAACAGGGCGAGCAGGGAAGGATCGGTGATCACCAGCGCGGTCACGGCCGCGATCGTGCCAGGCGTGACCAGCAGATCTCCACCCGCCACCGCGGCGAGCTGCGCCACGGTCACGGCGTCCGATGCGTTGACGCCGGCCGCCAGCCCGCCGATGCGGTTGCCGCGCGCCTGGTAGGCGCCCGAGCCGTCAACGTCGGTTTCGGCGAGCACGATCGAGCGCGTGAGCAGATCCCGATGCCGCTGGAGCACCATGGCCTGCCGGTCGAACTGCGCCTCGATGGTCTCGAGGAAATAGCGATCGTTGCTGGTGAGGTCGACGCCCTGGATCGGTGCCGGATCCCGAAGCACCGCAAGTACGCCGTTATTGACCAGCGCCCCGCCCAGGTTGATGCGTCCGCCGGCGCCAACTCGCGTCAGCGAATACTGCGCGCCCTCGATGAGCGCGGTCTCGACGCCGCCGACCTTCTGGATGAGCCGAATGTCGGCATTGTCCGCGTACGGGAAGGTGAAATCGAACTGCGACGATGCGCCGTCGCCGAGATACCGCTGCCGCGACGCGAGGGTTTCAACGGTCATGGAGCGAGGATAGGGTGAGGGGAACTTGAAGCAAGGCGGCTAGTTCGGCGGCAAGCCCGTGCCCGTTCCGCCACGCTGTCCGCTCGGCAGCAGCGCATCCGTTCGCTTCATCCGCTCGATGAATGTGGCTTGGTCCGCGCCGGGCAGGTTCAGCGCCTCCGCCGTCTCGCCTTCGAGCGCATTGATGGCGCGCCGGAGATACCACAGATTCTGGAACGGCAGCAGGCGGCGGATCGCTTGAAGGTCGCGCGCCGAGAGGCCGTTCGCAGTGCGATTCATTCCGACGTCATAGGCATCGCCCAGCGTGCCGAGCGCAGGGCCGCCGAACGTCGCCAGGACATTGCGATCGCTGAACTTGGCCGACTCGCCCAAGATGCCGAACCGGCGCGCGAACGGGCTGAGCAGATCCGGCAGCACGCCAGCGACACCCGACTCGCTGAACGCCTCGGCAGCGAGCTGCTTCGGGTCCGTCGTTGGCAGCTTTCCCGCGGCCAACATGCGGAACTGGTACGACAGCGCGCCGCCGACCATGAGAAACCCGGTGAGTCTCGCGGCCTGGAGGTAGTTGCCGGAGCCCGCGAGCTGCGCAGGTTCCGCGGCCAGGCGCATCGGGGCTCCAATACTGAAGCTCTTGATCTGGCCAAGCGTCTTGCCGAGTTCGCCGTCTGCCCACCACACGCGGTCCGCGGCGCCGGGCTGGTTCACCACAATGCGGGACTCGCGCACGATCGCGGTCTCGTATCGCTCGGCAAGGGCCCCATCGGTCCAGGCAAGCGAGTTGCTGACGCGGATCCCGTCGACATCCTCGGCGTGCTGCGCCGCCTGTTCGGCAATGCCGCGCAGCGCCTCCTCGTCTAGGCCGATGCGCGCGAGGCGCGCGCGGGTGAGCTTGTCCACCTCGCGGCCGGCCGCGACATCCGCAGCCGTCCCCAGGATCTTGTCTTCGATGAGCGTCCCGGCCAGCGTGCGCCACATATCGGTGACGTGGTTTAGGCCGCTGTACTTGTAGACGCCCTCGGCAAGCTTCTGCGTCCAGCCGTCGGTAACCGCGCCGTCACTGGCCACGGCCAGGCGGCGCGACATCGCGACCTCGACGGCGTTGCCCATGCGACGCGCGTTCGCGCGTGAGATTTCTCGGAACGCGGGTCGCGCGGTGAGCTGCGCCAGGCGCTTGAAGGTCGGGGCGAAGCCGTACTGCGCGGCGACGCGCGAGAGATCCTGCACGCCGCCGGTCATAGCCGTACCGCCCAGACGCGCCGACGCAACGAGGTTCCGCCAACCGCGGGCGAGATTCGCAGCCGCGCGCTCACCCTGGCCGGCCTCGGGCGATAGCCGCCCGGCGCGGCCGTAGATGCGGTCCCGGACACGCACGAGCGCCTCCATCGTGCGCTGCTCGTCCTGCGTGATCTTCTCCAGGCGAGCGTTGAGGCCGTCGTCGCCGGCAGCCCGAGCACGCTCGCGCAACACGCTGAACTCGTCGCGCACGCGCTGGAGGGGCTCGGCCATGTCCCTGTCGCCGAACACGCGAGTCACTTCAATCTGTGGCGCCAGTTCTGCGACGTAGCGCTTTGCCACTTCGACCGGATCGTTCTTCAGGAAGCGGGCGATCAGGTCGTCGTCGATCGCGAGCGTACGCGCCTCGAGCGGGCCGGCGTTCGGCACGCGAAACGCGGCGTTGAAGTTGGCAAGCCCCGCGTCCGTGCGCAGGATCGAACGCGTCACGTCCTCGGCAATGGCGCGTGCCTCGACCCGCGTCGTGCCCTGGTGCTCGAAGTAGTCGGTGAGGATCCGGTCCCAGTCCGAGCGGCCCGCCCGGATCGCGGCCTTGTCGTACAGCCGCGTGACGTAGGACTGAGCGCCGACCACGCTCACATCCTTGGGCAGCAGTCCCAAGCGCTGCGCCTCCTGCTTGAGCGGGTCAAAAACGCGTTCTCGCAGGTACTGGGCGCCCGATCGCACCTCAGGATAGGGCGAGGTATCCCCGTGGCGCGCGGCGACCGTCACGGCCTCCAGGAACTCCTTGCGACTGACCGGTGCCTCGCCGACGACGGGACTGCGCTGCGGGTTCGTGCGGTGCTGGGCATAGAGGCTGTCCAGCTCTGCCGAGAGATCCGCGACGCGGCCCTCGTGGCGCAGGATGCGGGATTCCACCGAGGGCGAGGTCGCGATGCCCTCGAAGTTCTTGGCGAGCATCGGGGTGATGTCGCTGAGTTCCTGGACGATCCGGCGCGCCTCCACGCTCTGCGAACCCATCACGCGCGTGAGGTCCGTCTCGATGAGCGGAACGATCTTCTGCGCCTTCGCGATCACACCCGCCCCGCGGGCAAGCGTCTCCTGCTCGATCGTGGTTGCAGCGCGCGCCCCGGCAGCGCCGAAGGACTGGCCCTCGGTCGGGTTCACCGGGAACTCCTGGCGTACCTGGTCTATTACGGCCTTGCGCTCCGCCGGCGGCGCGCGCCGGATGATCGCGCCGATCACGCCCGACAGCACGGCACCGGCTCCGATGTTGAGCGCCGACTCCTCGGCGGTTCGGGTCTCCTGAAGGCTCTGGAGCGCAGCCTCGTATCCGGTGGCGCCGACGGCGCCCTCGAGCGCGAGCTGCACCGCGCGGCCGGTGCGGCCGGCCTTGGCGATCGCGAGCTCCGGCACGGCAATGGCGACGAGGAAGGAGGGATCCAGCGCCGACATGAGGATAGTTGCAGCAGGCCCGCCAAGTCCCGCTCGCGCGAGCGTCTCACGGTCACGCTCCTGCACGCGGATCCGCTGTTTGACGCCCTCCACCTCGGCGGGGGAATCCGCAGAGGCAAACAGCCGTGCGTGCTCCTCGAAACCCGTGAGGTCCTCGAAGGGATCGAAGTTCGCCGGCACCGGTCCACGCTCGGCGGGATCAGGGCTGCCGGCGAAGCGCTCGTAGAGCGAGCCCGCGAACGTTGCACTCCGGGCCGCCGCCGCCAGCGTGTCGAGCGCTCCCGGAGTCTCGCCAGCGCCAGGAGTTTCAGCCGGGCCCGGTGCGCGCATACCGGTGATGAACTGCTCCGCGACGTCGCGCGGGTCGGAAATGATCGGCATGTCAGGGGATTCCCGGCATCATCGGCGCGTCGAGCAGGTCGGAGGCGCGTTGGCGCTGGATCTCCTGGCGCACCGAGCGATCGCGCTTGGCCTTGCCGAGTTCGCCGGCATTCGCTGCGGCGCGCTCGGCCTCGAGCTGCACACGCACATCCTCGGCCGTCGGCAGCGTCCAGCGCGCCCGGGTGCCGTCGGCATTCAGCAGCACGTCGCCCTGGTCGGTCATCAGCGCATAGCTCGGCCGCACTGCCTGGCCCGTGAGGGCATCGTTCACGAGCGATAGCGTCACATCGTCAGCGACGACGCGCACGCGGTCCGCGGTCAGCCCTTCGGGCAGCAGCGACTCACCGACGTACTCCCGCTCCTGTGCGGTGTGCAGCGTCTTGGCGTAGGCCGTCGCAGCTTCGGGGCTGTCGAACACGCCCAGGTGCTTGCCGGTCTGCCGGAATTGCGCGATCGCCTGATCGTTCGTGAGTTCCTGGCCGCCGTCACCGATCGTCGGAATCAGCACCTCGCCCTGGTCGGTCCCGATGCTGATCGAGCGCACCGTCGCGATGCTGCCGTCTGCGAGCTTCGCGCGGGGGCGCGAATGCAGGTCGATGTTGCCGGCAGTGCGTAGGCCTTGCGGCGCGGGCGGCTCAACGGGCCGCCGGCCGCCAGATTCGAGGAAATGCGAGATGTCAGCACGCACCTGAGCCGGCTTCACGCCGAACGATTCCGGCGGAAGGATCTGGAGCTCCGGCGATCCATTGACCTCCGTCCGCCCGTACACGCGCCGGATATCCGACCACGCGAGGTCCTGTGCGACTTGCGCGTTTCCGGTCTTCAGGTAGTACTGGCGGGTCTGGCGCGCGAAATCGGCTTGCAGGCGCTGCGTGGCGGCGGGCTGCGCGCTGAACAGGCCCGGGTCAAAGTCTCGGTCGATGAGGTTGCTCAGCACGCCGGGCAGCACCTTCTCGACCGCCGGGAGCTGCTTCGTGCGCAGCTCCAGCACGGCGGGCGGCGCGTCGTAGATCGTGGCGCGCGCGGCCTGGAATGCACTCTCGCGGGATGCGCCGGCACCCATCATGTCGCCGACGGTGGCGAGGAAGGTACGCGTGTCCGGCGCCAGTTCGCCGAACGCCTCCGGTGCGGTGCGGCGCAGGACCGTCGCGAATTCCGCGGCCCGCGTGGCGACGGTCATGTCGGGCGAACGCGCAGAGCTGTTCAGCCAGCTCGCTGCCTGTTGGGGCAGCATCCGCGTCTGCTTGGCAAACCCGAGAGCGGTGGCGAGCGAGCGATCGTCGGTCACCGGCATCGCGCCGATCGCCTGCTCGAACGCCCCGGCCAGCGCCTTGCGGTGTTCGCTGCTCGTCGGATCCAGTGGCAAGCCAGAGGTCAGCAGCGCCGCGACTTCGCGGGCGCCCGCATCCCGCTCGCTGGCGCGCCGCACGGCGTCCTGCTGCTGGGCGAGGTAGCTCTCGCGCTGGCCGTCGGTCACGGCGCCCAGCTCGCGCAACTCTCCCAGGCGGCGCACGTCGCGCGCGGTGCCGGCGCCAGCCTTGATACGCAGCGCGATGTCGGTGACCTCCGGCCCGTACTTGCGGCTGCGCTCGTCCTGGAGGATGGACAGCCGCGCCCGAGTGAGGCGGCGCACCTCGAAGCGATCCGCGTCGGAGAGTTCCGCGGGAAGATGCTCGAGCGCGCGGTCACCCTGCGTGATGCCGCGGGCGTAAGCGTCCGACACGCCGTCGACGAGGCCGCCGACCATCTGCTCGCGCAGCTCGGTGCGCGCGGCCTGGAGCTCCACCTGGCGCTCCTGTGGGGAGAGCAGGCGCAGGGCTTCGATGCTGGGCTCGGGCTTCTCCAGCTCGGTGATGAGCGCGGACGGATTGCGCTTGCGGTAGCCGCGCACCGCGGCGCGCGCGAGTGTGCCGACCGTATTTGAGTAGAGCTGCGCCTGGGCCCGCTGGTCGACACCGGACTGCTCGATGACGCGCTGGTTGCGCGCGAGGATCTCCGGGGCCTCGTCGGGGTTCGCCTCAATCGTTGCGCTGTCCGCGGCCAAGCTCGATTCGAGCGACTGCACGACGCGAGCCTGTCGCGCGCCGTCGCGCTGGCCTGCGATCTGGTTCTCGGCGGCGAGCTGCAACCGGTCATGCTCCAGCTCGAGGAAGTTACGGGCCTCCTGGGAGCCCGCGGACTTGCGATCGTCGAATCGTCGCTGCGCCCAGCGGCTATTGAGCTTCTTCGCCTGGTCCTCGAACTCGGTCGCCGGCACGGTCGAGAGCGCATCGAGATCGCGGTTGAGGTCGAGTCGCGCCTGCGAGGCCGTCGCGTTCGCGGCCATGATCGACTCGTCGATCTGCGCCTTGCGCACGGCCTGCGCGCCGCGCTCGATGCCGGCGCCCAGCTCTGACAGCCCGCTGCCCCCTGGCAACTGCATGTTCGGCGCGTTCGCGAGGCCGAGCGGGCCGCCGCCCTGGGCGCTGGTGCGCTGCCGATACTCTGGCGGCTGAGCCACTACGCCATCCCGCGGGACACGCCGCCGGTATAGTTCACTGAATACAGGCCCTTACCGCTGCCCGCGCCGAGCGCGGATCCGCCGCCGCCCATCATGCTGGCGCCGGCCGCGACCTGGCCAGCGCCCTTGAGATATCCGGCAAGCTTCGCGCGCTTGGCCAACTGAGCGGAGATCACGCTGCGCGCCCGCGCGTTGGAGGCCTCCGTGCGGTAGCCTCGCGCTTCGCTCTGCGCCTGATACTGCACGTTCGCCGCATCGAGAGCGCCGCGCGCCTCGGACTGCTGAATGATGTCGAGCGACGAGCCTGCGGCGCTGAAGCCACCCTCACCCGCTCCAGCCAGCTGGCGCCCGATGACCTGGCGGAACTCGCGGCGGATCTGCTCCTCGTTGCGCGCTCCCTCCGCGCCGACCTGAAGCGCCTTCGAGTCGAGGATGCTGGCGTTGCGGCGCTCCGCGGCGGCCTCGGCTTTGAACTGTCCCGCCTGGGAATTGGCATCCGAGATAGTCCCGAGCACTTGCAGCGCGACGCCGGCAGCCATTGCGTACATCGCCATTATCGAATCCTCGCGTACATGAGCTGATCACGGCCGTCCGGGGTGTACGCGCGCAAGCGCCCTTCCTGCACGAATCCCAGCATCAATAGCCAGCGTTGCCCGGGACCGAATTCCGGGTCCGTCGTCGCCTGGATCCGCCGCCGCGGGCAGTTGCGCAGCATTCGGCGCGCCACGCGATCGATGATGACCATGTGCCGGCTTGAAGCAATCGGGTTGAGCAACGTCCAGGCCGTGCCGAGCTCCGCATGCTCGTGCGCGATGCCGCCGCAGCCGAGCAGCACGTCGCCATCGGCGAGCGTCCAGGCGTCCCCCGCGTCCTTCAGGAGCTGGCCGTAGCCGGGCTGCTGCATGAGCCCGCGGGCGCCTGCGAACGCCTCGCCACCCTGCGCGATGATGGCGCCGAGGTGGCCTGGCTCGAAGCTAAGGACGCGCATCTTTGTCCACTTCCGGCGTCAGGCACAGAACGGTCAGCGGGAGCGGCTCGTCCTGGACGACGACCAACGAGGCGCGGCGCCCCGAGCTGCCGTCGATCGCAAGCTCGACCCACCCGGAGTACAGCGGTGATGCCGAGCCGTCAGGCGTGAACGGCGAGCGGCCGGCGATAGGCCGCAGATGATTCTCGTCGGGGCCCATCTTCCCGCCGACGGTCTCGTGCAGGAGCATCTGCGAGAGCGGTGCGCGCTCGGTCTTGCCGGGCACACTGCCTGGCGTCAGCGTCATCGGCTCGAGCAACGCCCGCATGGGCAGGCCCACGTGCACGATGCTGGACGCCGCTCGCAACGTCACAGTGCCGTTCGCGGCCACCACCTGTCTCGGGGTCGCCGCGCCGTCAGCCAGGATCGAGACCTCGCGGCCGATCAGATGGTCCAGGCCGCTTATTACGGTCGCCGGCGCGCCGCGATAGGTCAGCCCGCAGTCGACATAGAACGACTCGGCGAGCGGATCGCCGTCCTCACGGCCCTTGTCCATGAGCTCGACGCACCGGCGCGCCTGGCCGTCGAGCTGCCGCTCGACGATGAGCCAGACGTCATCCCGCGTCCCGTCCGGCGAAGGCAGCACTTCGACGGCCAGCACCTTGCCGTCCGTCGGATGCCGGTGCGCGGCGATGACTTCCTGGCCGCGCTCGAGCGTCAGGCCGATGAGCAGGCCAGAGGCCAGCACGACCCACAGCACGCGCTCCGGCTGCTTCTGGAATGCCCAGTCGATCACGGTGCCGCGTGTGATGTGCTCGCGCTCGACGGTCAGATCCTCGGCGTCGTACTGCGTGGTCTCCGCGCTGTAGCGCAATTCGCGGATCCGCCGGCCGGACTTGTCGATCTGGACGAGCCCGAGGCCCACGCGCTCGGGGCGCAGGAAGCGTGAACCGAAGCCGCTCTTCGTATCCGCGTCGAAGTTGGACGGCGCCAGGGGATCCGCGGCCGTCTGCTTCTGCGCGACGAGCTCGGTCGACTCGGTGCCCAGCACCAGCACCTCCGCGGCCTGCATCCACGCCAGCGCATCGGTGCCGTCGATCTCGCGCGTGATCCCCGCGTCGTCGCGCACTTCGCCCATGATGTCCCGGGTGAAGTCCTCGAAATCGCCGGGCACGGAGAGCCACAGGCGCCGCGTGCTCGCGTACACGAGGCGATTCTTGAACCGCGAGACGTGCTGCGGATACTCACCGGCATCGCCCCAGGCCCCGAACCGCCAGACGTTGGACGCCGCGGTGATGAGGTCCGTCGGGAACGGCGCGTCAGTCTGCACGTCTATCGTCACCTGGGTCGGACTGCCGTAGCTGACGATCCGCCCGATGCCGTAGCCCGCATCCTGGAACTCCCACAGGATGCCGATGGGCTTCGGCGTGTCCTCGACGGTCATGCCGCTGCCGTCGACAACGACGCCCTCCTCGTGCACCGGCAGCTTGCTGCCCGTGACGATCACGCTGTTGGCGTTCTTGGCGAGGTAGGTCTTGCCGTCGGAGCGCCGCAGCGCGCCCGCGGCCGGCGCCTTGCCCGGCTCCCACGGGGGTATGGTGATGTCCTCGAGGTCAATGCGCAGCAGCATCCCGACGTGCTGCGGCTTGAACACCGCGGCGGTGGCCGTCACCGGCACGCTCGTGCCCGTGCGGCTGCCGACAGAGAGCCGGGCAGCCTTGTTGCTGTTCACATCGCCCAGGGGGCCCGAACGCGGCCGGTGCTCGGTCAGTTCCCACAGCGTCGGCTCCAGCCGCGTGAGCTTGCGCGGCCAGCGCGACCCGCCGGCGATATAGATGACGTCCCCAACCTGCTCTAGGTTCAGGCCGAACGTGCCGTCCACGGTCGTCAGGTCGCCGGCGGTGTAGGGCGTGGCCACCTCATAGGCCTGCCCGCCCAGCAGGAGCTGGGCCCGGTTGATGTAGAAGCGGATGTAGCCCGGCCCGAACTCCAGGAGGTACGCCTGGGCGGCCGAGAAGCGGAAGGAGGCCAGCCACGCCCGCGCCTCGTTCGTTCCCTGGTAGGCCGCAAAACGCGTTCCACCGCGCCTCGTGGCCGGACCCTGCACGGTGGCCGTCATGTTCTCCATGCGGCGGCACGAATTGCCGTACTTGGCCAGATCCGCGCGGCCGTACATGCGCGGCGACCACTCGCCCGCGTTGAACGACGTGATGACCGGGTTCGAACGGGCCACTGGTCAGTGCCTCGCCGTGATCCAGGGATCCTCGGGCTTCACGCGCGGCGGGTTCTGGATCGCGCTCACGCGCCGTGCTTCACGGATCGCGTCCTTGTATTCGGCCTGGCACTTCTCCCACAGCTTCAGCGAGCTGCACAGCGGAATGGAGAACTCCATGCCGAGCCGGCAGGCGAGCACCTCGAGGAACAGCGAATGCCAGAGGCCCGGCTCCAGCACGCGCTTGATGTAGGTCACCGGCAGCGGCGCACCGAAGTTCGTGCGGATGTACGGGCCCTCGACGCTCCACTCCCCGTCCGGATCCAGATCACCGACGTCGGCCGGCTCGTAGGGCCCGACCCACAGGAGCGTGAGGCAGTCCGCGGGAAGGCTGTAGCTGTACTTCCACGGGCCCCAGGGCACGTCGCTCGAGGCGGCGATCGCGCGGCGCTCGATGGCGAAGTACCAGCGATACCGGGCGAGCTCCTGGTCGAGGATGCGATCGAAGTTGCTCTTCGCGAGCGTTGCGGCCTTCGAGTCGTCGTCGAACGACTCGATACGCTCCTGGCCGAGCTTGCCGGTCAGCGCCAGGTTCACGACGCCCACGCGGCTTTGCAGCGTGAACGGAATCGAAACCGGCGGGATCGGCAGCGCCGGCGGGACGTCGATGAGCACGATCACCGGGAACATTCCGGCAGCGATGTACAGCCCGGGCGTGTTGGGCTGGTTCGTGACGGTCGGCGGCAGGTTCATCTGCGCCCACGGCAGACCCAGGCCTACGAGCGCACCGAGCTGTTGCGTCGAAAGCGCCACGGCTCAGGCGTACGCGCCGCGGGTCAGGACGCCGTTCACGATGGTGGCGCTCGCCTGCGCGATGGTGATGGTGTCGGCGCTGTTGCGCACCGTCACGCCGTTCTCGCTCGTGATGGTCTTATTGCGCGAGAGCACGCCCTGGAAGGCGACGATCGCGCGCAAGCTCGCCGCGTTCCAGGCAAACGGCCCGGTGGGTTCGCTGATCGGACGGTCGAGGATCGCGTCGATGCCCGCCGGCGAGAGCGAGAAGCCAGTCTTGTCGTTCACCACGGCGGCCACCACGCCAGCGCCGAACGTGTCGACCGTCGCATGATCCGCGCGCAGCTCGTCCCATACTGCATCGGCGATGCCCGGCGCGATGTTGGTCGGCGCCGTGAGCGTACGAACCGATGCGGCCCACACATCGTCGATGCCCGCCGGCACGCCGCCGCCGATCTTGAGCACCTCGTAGGTCGAGCCGTTCGCCGGGTTCGCGCTCGGCCAGGGGTCCGACATCACCGCCACCGGCGTCGAGCCGCCGGCACCGGAGAGGCTTTCGACGATGCCTGACTGGCCGACGCCCGTGCCGCCGGTGATGAGGATGACGTCGCCCGGGCAGACCTGGAGCGCCGTGGTGCCGGATTGCAGCGTGATCGAACTCGCCGCGCCCGCCTGAGCCGTGCCGGTGTAGCGCGGCGGCGGCACGGCCCCGAGGATCTTCGCCACGTCCGCCTGCACGAGGCCGCTCGCGACGCTGATCTGGTTCGCCCCGGTGCCCGTGGTCGGGATCGCGCCGGCGCTGCCAGAGGCAACGTTCGGCAGCGCCGTGAGGCCTGCGCGCACCGTGTCGCTCAGATCGACCGCGTGCTGCGCGCTCGCGTGCCCGTAGGTGTCGATTTCGTACATCACATCCTCGACCGCCTTGGTCGAGGCATCGGCAACCGTGATGCGGATCTTTGCCGCCTGCATTTCGGTCGCGGTGAGGGAGTAGTCCCACATCGCGGTGTTGCCCATGACGATCGCCGTGGGCAGGTTAGTCACGTTCGCCGCGGCGGCGCCGTCCTTGCTGATCTTCACGTCGCCGGCCGCGGGCGTCCAATCGGCGCCGACGGCAAAATCGACGACGCCGCGCTTGATGATCGGCTTGTAGATGTGCACGGCCACGCCGTACTTGTAGAGGTCGGCCATTTATGCGAGTCCTGTGTTGATGCCGCGATTGGTCCCGCGTCTCCCGCGTTCAAGGGCCACGGAATTGGAAGCCAGCGTTTCCTTGAACGTCATGATGTTGGAAGCGGTCGCATCCGGCCCATTGGCCGTCTGGCGGTTCACGACGCTGCCCGTCGCGGCGGCGCTCGCCTGGATCAGATACGCGAGCGACGACGACATGCCCGTGCTGTTGCGGATCTGCGTGTTACCGCCGGGGTTGCTCCAGCCACCGGTCTGAAGCGCCCAGGTGTTGTCGTCCCCACAGGCCACCGCGGCGATCGTGACGACGCTGGCCCCCGTCGTCGGCGTCTGGCCCGCGACCGTCACATCGTACGGCGGGCCGCTCGGCGTGCCCTGGTTGACCGAAGAATTCGCCTGATCGACCGACCAGGATGCACTCGCGTTCGTCGGACGGAACACCGCCATATCGCACGTCAACGATGCGGTGCCGAGCGTGCTATTGACGAATGCGGGATCGGACGACCAGGTGCCGTTGAACACGCACCAGAAGATGCGGCGCACGATGACCGTGCCGTTCTGCGTCTCGCTCGTCCACGTCTGCCCGCCGCTGTTGGACACCGACAGCGTGCCGACGCCCGACCCGTCCACGCAGTAGACGAAGACCAGATCGCCGGCTTGCATCGAGGCCGGCGGAGTGACTGATCGCGCAGCGGCGTTCGTCTGCGAACCGCCGTCCGCGACGTTCGAGGCGCGATCGAAGTAACTGATCGCCATGTCAGCCCGTATCCACGACCCACCCGGCCGGCGCCGTGGGCTGGCCCATGGTGGGGTTGGCGCTGATGCACGCCATGATGTCGGAGGGGCCCTTCGGCGACGTCGAGCCGTTGTGCACGTTCCACAGCATGTAGGCCATGCGCAGCACAGTCTTCGCGAAGGTGTACTCCGCCGTCGGCGTGCCGTAGTAGCTCGCCACCGGGTTCTGGTACTCGGCCACCCACGGGACCAGCCCGCGATAGTCGGTGCTGCCGACTTCCCCGACCCACATCCGATCGGACTGGACGTTGCGCGCGTCCGCGGTGTCCGGGCCACCCATCGTCACGCCGTTCGCTGCGCACCAGTCCATGAAGTCCTGCATGCGAGCGTCGGTATCGAGATAGTTCGGATAGGCGCGCACCTGCGTCTTCAGCCACTGCGCGCGGGCCGCGCCGTAAATGCGCTTGAGTTGCGCGATGTAGGCGGCGTACGAGAAGCTCGGCGGGGGGCCGCCAACGGACGTCTCGGCGTCGATGGCGAACATCTCGAAGTGCGGGTTGGCGTCGTATCGGTTCGCGTACGCTGCGGAGAGCGCGATCAGACGATCGGCGATGGTCGCCGTCCAACTACGGGCAATGGCCCTGAGGCTTCCGGCCCATACCACACCGGACGGCGACGCGACGACACCGCCGAATTCCGCGGTGCCGGCGTTCACCGCGCCGAACGACGAACTCAACAGATACGCCGGGGCGAAGCCCTGCATATCCGACGACACCGGATGCCCGGCCGGCCAGGGAGCGGCAAACTGCCGCTCGTTCAGGACGAGCATGAATCTCAGGCCCTTCGAAGCGCACTTCGCAACGTACGCGTCGACGTTGGCGAACCCGCTCGAATAGTCGCCCGCGGTGTCGCCCTCCAGCTCGTCCCAGTAGCGCCAGATGTAGACGCCCTTGATGCTCGGGTTGGTCGCGTAGGCGTCGATCTCCGCGAAGTCCGCCGCCTGCTGCGCCGGACTGAAGCGGTGCTTGTCGAGCGCCATGTAGTGCCCAGGATGCCACTTGATCGCGTTCGTGATCGGCGAGCCGACGACAGCGACGGAGCGCACGCTCTCGTTGCCAGTGGAATCCAGAGCTGAGACCTGATAGCTGCCAGAGAGAGTCGCGGGAATGTCCTGCGACACGGCGCTCTCGCTCGTGGCGTTGACGTTGCTGATCGAGGCCGTCGCTGCGGAGCCGAAGTACTCCCCGAGCGGGATTCCCCAGTACAGCGTTGAGGCCAAAGAATAGCTGCCGCTCCACAGCGTCGTGAGCGCGTTGAGGTTCTGACCATACGAGAGCGTGAAGACGTCGCCGACGCGCTGGATGTCGAGCAGGGCTGGCGCGAACACGCCGGCGATGATGGTGCCGTTGACCGCCACAGCATCCGTGGCGCTGCGGCTGCGCATTCCGACGCCCCCCGCCGCGTAGCTGCCGAGCAGGAAGATCGAGATGTGCTTCGAGCCAGGCGCCAGCGACTCGCGCGCCTGAACCAGCAAGCTCGGAACCGACGAGCCGGAGACGTTCGCCACCGCGTCGACCTGAACCGTGAGGCGAAAGTCGCCCGTGCGCTGCGTCGCCAGGAACCCGCCCAGGTCTGCGGCCAGCGCATCGAACTTGCCGGTCGAGGTGAGCGCCCAACTGCCGTCATTGGCCTGCACGGCAGTTGGGGCCGGCGACGCACCGCCGATGTTCTGGAGCAAGAACTGCGGCGAAGAGCCCGCCGCGGTCGCCAGCGTGGCGACCAGCACGCCGTCGCGGAAGTAGCGGTACTCGGCCATTTCGCCCGCCGCCGCGACGTAGGGATCGGTCGAGGCCTGATGCGACACCGTGACCTTGCCCGCGCCAGGCGTGACCGTCACGGACATGGGCCGGCTAGGCGGTGCGGTGTCAGCAGGCGCAAGCACGGGGATGATCGCGCTCACGACGTTCGAATAGTTCGCGGAGTAGTTGCCAGCGTGGTCGAGCGCCCGGCGGCGATACGTGACGGTCGAGCCCGCGAAGCCTGTCGTCGCGGAGTCCTCGCGGCGCGTGCCCGGGATCGGGTCGAGCGCGGTCCACGATCCGCTGTCGACCTGGCGCTCGTCGACGTAACCGAGCACGGCCACGTTGTCGGGTGCCGGCGAGCTGTCCAGCACCGCCACCTGGCCGTTCAGGCTGATGTGTAGATCCGAGATCACGCCAGGCGCGGTGACGTCCGTCACCGGCGCTGCGCGCGGCTTGAGCACGCCCTTGAGTCGCTTCACGTCGAAATCTCCGAGATCCGCGAGTCCGCGGTGGATACCGTCGCGATCGGCGACAAGGACGGTCGAGAGAGGCTTTGGCGCGAAGGCACGTGCATCGACCGAGCGCGACGCGGTGAGGATTCGCTCGAGGCCCGCGATGACCTCTGCCTCGCGCTGTTCGGTGATTTCGTCAGCCACATGCGACCTCGCGCGCGAAAGGCGGCTCCCGAAGGAGCCGCCGGATGGACTTCAGTCCTTCGTGCACCAGAACTCGACGACGAGCGTGCCGGAGCCCGGCAACGTGGCCGCCGCGATCGTGCCGATGATGTCCTCGGGCGTTGCGAGCTTCGCCGACGCAGCGAGCGGAAGCGCGGACAGCGAGGGCGCCGTCAGCGTCGCCGCGGCGCGGTACTTCGCCAGCGTGCCGGAGGGGCCGAAGGAGAGCGTGCTGGAACCCAGGGTGACGGACGGATCCAGGCGCAGCGCGATCGGTCGCAGGCCGGCGGGCAGACGCATCGCCAGCGTGTCGCTCGTCGTCTGCGCCGTCAGGTTGAACGTGCGCCGAACGACGATAATTTCCTGCTTCGCGCCCTGGTCGATCAGACGGAGCGGGGTGGCGAGGCCGCCCTGCTCGTTGGGGTAAGTAACTGCCATTTCTGCGAATCTCCTGAACGAATGCTTGTGATGCTGGGAGGCGCCCGGGCATCGCTGCCCGGGCTAGCCTGCTCAGTACTTGATCTTCTGGCGCACGACCTTCGCTTCCTCGACGCGCGTGGCGGCGAAGCGCTCGATGATCTTGACCTCCCACGAGGAGATCTTGCCCTGCACCTTCTCGACGGAGACCTCGCGCTCGCTCCACACACCGAGCACCATGCCGCTCTTCACCCACGCGGGCAGGTACCACTCGGTCGTGGCATTGACGGGGAAGTCGTCGTGCTCGATCTGCACGAGGTTCGTGCCGCCGTAGTTCAGCGCCGTCGGCGCGGCGGCCATCGGCTTGTTCGGGTTGTAGTCACCCGAGGTGAAGACCGCGTTGCCGAACATGTCTTCCCACGCCTTCGTGTTGATCGCCATCGTCGGCGCCTCGGCGTCGACGTCGACTTTGTTGCGCATGAGCCGACCCTTCGACTTCACGAGCTTGAAGGGCGTGAGGCCAGAAGGCGTGCCGGAGAGATCGATGTCCGCGGCGATGTCGTTGCCGGTGTCGTACGCGGTCGTGCCGCTGTCGACCTTCTCGCCCGTGGCCGCTGCGGCGAAGAACGCGCCCAGGATCACGGAGTCCTTCGCACGCTCCATGGCTGCGACGTGCACCTGCACGAGCGGGCTCTGCGGATCGGTGAGCATGCGCACGAGGTCGCTCTTGTCGTAAAGCTCCGCGGTGTAGAACTCGCGGGGCAGCAACCAGCGGCGGGTCCGCGGAGTGTCGCTGTACTTCGTATCCTCGTGGCGCTCGGTCTTCTCCTTCGCCTTCACGCTGCCGTACTGGTCGGCAATCGCGGCGCCCACGCCGACGCACGGCTGGACGGTGACGAACGGTTCCAGGCGGCTCTTGCGCTGCTGCGAGAGCAACTGGACGTTGTTGTTGAAGGTGACGATGTGGTGGGTTTCGATGACGTTCGACATGGCTCCGCTCCGGGGTTAAAGACATGCTTCGGATCTGCATGGCTTGTCCGCGGTAGGCGGGGCCTGGTCGCTCATCGAACTCACCGGGCCTTTCGGTTTCCCGGTCCCCGAAGAACCCCGCCGTTGCCGGCGGGGAAATTTCAGGGGGTCTCGAATCGCTCGCTGATAGGAATATCAGGCGGCGAACTTCAAGCAAGCACTCAGCCGCGATTGCCCTTGGCTTCGCGCTGAATCTCGTTCTCGTCGACCTTCGAGCCGGCGATCATGCGATTGAGACGCAGGTTCTCCTCCGCCTCGGCCGTTCCGCGCTGAAGCGCCTTCGCAGCCCAGTCGGGATTCTTGCTGAGCTCGGCGAGCTTCCCCTTCGCCTGCTCGGGCGTGAGGATGCCCATGCGCTCCGTCGATCCGCGGTGCAGCGGCGCCTCGATGCGAAGCCGTGCATTGTCGAGCAGCGTCTTGCGGAAGAGGCCGAGCGCCTTGTCGTCGACGAGCGCGAGCTGCTCCTCAGTGACTTTCAGACTGTCGGCGTCATAGCCCGCATCGGCCGCCGCGCGCGTGAGCAGCTCGCGCTCTTCAGGCTTCAGGCCTGAGTCGGCCGCGGTGATGCGATCACCCACCAGCTTGTCTTCGGCATCCTTCGCCGCCTTGCTGTGCTGGTCGATGAAGGCATCGTTCGCCTGCACCAGGCCGGCGAGCTGCTCCTTCGTGATGCCGAGCTTGTGCGCCGCCTGCGTGATCGCCGAGCCGTACTCCGGCGGCACACCGGCGCGTACCTGGAGGCCGTAGTCCTCAGCCTTCTCCGGCGCACCGGGGATCGTAGGAGGCGTGTAGCCGATGCGCTTGAACACGTCCTGCCGGAACGCGTCGTCGATCTTGTTCGCCTCGGGGAGCTTCAGAACGCGATCCGCCGGCGCTCCGACGAACGTCTCCAGCTCGCTGTAGCTCTTGAGCGCATCGTCGGGGCCCTTCCAGCCCTTCGCCGTCACGAGCTGAGCGAAGTCGTTTCCGTGCCAGGGCGTCAGGTTCGCACCGCCAGCGCCGGGGGCGGGGTTGCCGCCTTGTCCGTTATTCGGGTCCATGGTTGTCCTCAGTCTTGGTGAGCCCCAGTACGTCGTTCATCGTCCGCGGCGTGGGGCTGATGCGCCGCTCGATCTCTATGAGCACTTCGCGCCGGCCTTCCAGATGGGCCGACGCGTCGGGGCGCGCACGCACCCATGTGGTTTCCCGCTTGCGGCAGAAGCCGGCAAGCCAAGTCATCACGACCTCCTGCTCGGTGGACCTGCGGCCCTCGGTGCCGAACACGCGGCGGAAGGCAACCGCGATGAGTTCGCGGCGCTCGGCGGCGAGGCGCTCGAGTTCGGCGTTGCGATCGTCCGCGCTCACTTCGCCAGCCACATCACCGTGTACGGGCCGCCGGTCGTGACATCGGTGCCCGCCGCGTTGCTGAAGCGCAGCGTGATGTTCGTGGCGTCGAGCCCCTGGATCTCGACATGGAGGTCGACGCCGCCCATATCACCCAGGATCTTCGCGTCAGCCCACGAGGGGATGCGGCCGAGAAGGTGCGGAATCACTGCGTTTCCGTTCGCGCCAGGCGACACGCTCGCTTGGCCGCAACCAAAAGGCGCCGCCATGATGTCGGTCAGCGCGCGGGGGAGAGTCATCATGCCCATGGCGTCGTCCTCACACTAAGCCGCCCAGGGCGGCAGCCTGGCCTTGGCGGATCTGCTCGGCCTCGGCGAAACTCTTGGCAGCGGTGCCCGCGCCAGGCGCGAGTTCGGCGGCCTGCGCGGCGGCCTGCGCCTGCTCATCGGCCTGTGCGAGCTCCTGAAACTCCTCGTCGGTGCGCAGCAGGTTCGCAGCCATGCCGCTGCCCTCGGCGAACCGCTTGAGCGCTGCGTCCCACTTGATCCGGCGCGTCGCTGTCTGGTCCTGTGCCTGGAACAGCGGCGCGACTTCGAGCGTGCGCTGGATGCCGAGCAGCTCGTCGGCCTGCTGCGCGAGCGACAACTCGCCCGTGTGCGTGACCTTGATCTCGTGCTCACGGCCTCGCAGCACCTCGGGCATCGGCGGGATGCGCCCCATGGCCGTGAGGATGTCGAGCTCGCGCGGCACGAGCGCGCCGAAATACTCGTCGTTGATCTTGTCCGTCGCCGGCGAGAGCAGCGCGGCCTTCTCGACCTCGCGGACACTCACCTCGTAGGCCGTCTGCTGGCGCGAGCTCGGCTCGGAGGTCAGGATCTGGAACAGGGTCGTCATGAACCCGTCGTTGATCTGGCGCTCCTGGCGCTCGATGTGCGAATCCGCCCATCCGAGGTTTCCGGGCTGCGAAAGCGGCGCGACCAAGTGCCGGCCCTCACTGTCCAGACCGCCGGAGGTCACGCGGCCAGGACGATTGACGACAGCAGTCATCGCGCCGTCGTCGTCGAATGCGAGCAACGGCGGATCCACCTGGCGGTGCACGCCGCTGATGTAGTCGGCGACCGCACGGTTCAGGCCCTTGATCGCCGGGAGCAGCAGCATGGCGATCGAGCGGCCGTACTTCTCGCTCGGCATGGTCGAGTAGCGCGCGACCGCGAACGGCTTCACGCGATAGCCGCGCTCCTCGAGTACGGTATATCCCTCGGCCATGCTGTAGCGGCTGACGTACGTGAAGCCCGTGGCGGCCTGCTTCTCCTGCGACTGCACGACGTGCACGACCGTCCACGGCTGAAGCCGCACGCCCTGGCTCGGCGAGCTCAGCGCGGCTCGGACCTTCTGCGGGAGCGCGTCGACGCCGAACTTGTCGGCGAGCTGCGAGGCGTTGAAGGATTCCTCGCGCACCAGGCCATTCACGCGGCCCTGGGCGTCGGACGTGAAATACGTGTTCGAGAGCGAGAGACCGACGTAGCGCGGCCCCTCGTGCAGCCCGTCCTCGACGAACGTGACCATGGGCCCGAACACCACGGCGCTCTTGCAGCCCTCGTGGTACTGCGCGGCGAAGCCAGACAGCGGCGCATAGCGATGGCGGAACAGCGTGTCGGTGGCGAATTCGAGCCACGCCTTGACCTCGGGGAGCTCGCGCAGTTCCTCATCGTCGATGTCGAGCTTCTGGTACTGCTTGTGCGTCGGCGCGGTCATCGACATGAGCGCCGAGGCACAGCGGTCCGCGGCAATCGGCGCCGTGGGGTCTACGACCTCCTGCGCCCGCTTCTCGCCTTCCTGCTGCGCGCCGACGGGCCGATTGAACACGGCATGGTCGGGCCAGATGAAGCGCGCAAGCTCCTGATAGTGGCCCGTCAGCGTCGCGCGCTCTGCGCGCAGCGAACTGAACAGGTCGAGGTCTGGTCGCGCGCGCTGGTCGGTCATTGCCCGGTGAGCGTCTTGCCCGGAGCGGAGCCTGCGCCGGTCGTGAGGCCCAGGCCGCCGGCAAAGATGTTGCCGGCCGTACCGCGGCGGCGGCGCAGGCGCTCTGTCTCGTTCTTCGCGCGCTGCGCGTCGTCGATGGTTGGCGTCGCTGGTGTCTGCTCGATGACTTGCTTGGGCGCTTTCGGCGTTTTGAAAAGGGCAGTCATGGCGAACAGGATGGATCGCCGCGAACTTCAAGCAAGTCAGCCCAGGACCGAATCCTCGCCAATCACCTGGAGAGGGCCCGTGCGTGCGCCCTTCGAGCGCACGACGCGCCGACCTTCACCGGTGCCGAGCAGCTCGTATTGCAGCGCCTCGGCGATGTGGCTGAACTCGTTCTTGTTCGGCCGATCGTCGTAGCGATTGCCCGCCACCTGGAGCTTGCGATAGTGGTAGCCGTCCAGGCACGCGCGGCGCAGGCGCACGCAATCGGGATGGATCTGCAATGCGGGCTCGCCGTCGATCAGGCGCCGGAGCCCGTCCTGCACGGCCTCGATGCGCACAGACAGCTCGTTGGTCTTCGCGGGCCGCGCATGGATACCGGCAGCGGCTAGCAGCTTGAACGCCGTGTTGTCGCTGTGGTCGGTCGCCTCGCCCGCCGGATCTCCGGTCACCGTGCCGATCTCGAAGCCCGGCAGCTTCTCGTTCAGGAACTTCAGCACGAGCTCGCCGAACGGCTTGATGCCCATGTTGTCGGCCCACAGCTCGTAGCGAATGCGTGTGCGGCCTCGCGCATCCTTCTGCCCAATGGTGCAGGCAGGCGTCCGCCCGAAATCGAATCCGAGGTCGATCGATAGCCGCCGATCCAGCTCAAACCGGCGGCAGTGCACGAGGTCGTTGTACTCACTGTAGATCGGCTTGCCGCTGCGAGTCAGACCGCGCTGCGCGTGCACGTACACGCGGGCATCCTCCGGCTTGTAGTCTTCCAGCGCCTTGACGTAGTACGTACGCCCCTGCGCACGGCGGCGCGGATCGCCGCGGGGCAGCGCGATCGTTTCGGGCGTCTGGTCGAGGTTGTCGAGGTTCTCCGCCTCGGCGTCCATGCCGCCCGGCTGCCGGAAGTGCGCATAGCCCGGCTTCAGCGGCTCTGCCAGCATCGTTTCCAGGTGGTGCTCCGTGTCCCACGGGTTCGTGTCGCCGATCCAGCCCGACCAAGTGCTCGGACGATCTCCATTCAGGTAGCGCAGCCGGCGGCCGGCGTGCGCCAGGATCTCGTGCACGATCTCGCGCACCTCGTTGAACCAGAATCCCGTCACCTCGAGCGAGAGCAGGTTCGCGACGTCCTGCTCGTCGTCAAGCGCACGGAACAGGAACTCGGCCTCGATCGGCCAGGCGTGGCCCTTGGGCCGGAACTTCCACACCTGGTGCAGATCGTCACCGTGGAAAAAGCGGCCGTACTTCGCCTCCGGGAACACCTGGAGCCACGTCTCGATCGTCGTGTCTTTCAGCTGCGGCTTGGTGTTGCGTACGATGGCCCAACGCGTGCGGCCGATGCCGTCGCTGCCCGGCATCTGCTGGTACGCGTGACGCTGGAGGCGCAGGCAGCTCGCCGTCGACTTTCCTGAGCCGACGGGCCCCTCGATCACCGCGATGCGGCTGTTATCGAGGTAGTAGGCCCCAGCGACGGGACCGAGGGGCGCGACGTCCAACTGCTCGCAGCCTAGCCGTTCAGCCTGTCGCGCAGGCTGTATCCGAGCAGCGGCCAGATCTGCTCGACGGCTTTGGTCCGGGCAACCTTGCAGCCGATCTCGGCGTCGAAGTTCTCCGGGCTCGCGCACGCCGACGTGCCAACGACCGTGAAGCCGTTGCGCAGCACCAGCACGCAGATGGTGAGCAACGACATGGACTGCGGGATCGACGGCGGCTCGAACACGCCGCGGTGTGCCTCGCAAGCGCGGAATCCGTCCGCTGCCGTGAAGAAGTACTCGTTGGCGATCGCCGCCTGAACGTCGGCGGGCGAGACGCGCGGAGCCGTGAGCCCGCGCTCTTCGATGGTCTTTTCGATTTCGGTATCGGTCGACATCAGAGAATCTCCTAGTGTTGAGCCATGGGCACCTCGCTACTCCGGCGGCTGAAGATTGACGACCACTTGCTGCGCGACCACGCCACCCGCGCCGACGACGCGCTGCTCCACGATGACCGTGAGCCCCGGACCTTCCGGCGCCGCCGGCAACGGCTTGTCTTCGCCCCACAGGCGCTTGTGCCTGCCGAGCAGTTCGAGCGCCTTCAGTCGGTCGGTACGCTTCACCTTGCGCATCGTGCCGACGTATGTGCGGTCCTTGCCGGAACCCTCGTAGATATCCTCGACGTCGAATCCCGCAATGGCCGCTGCGTTCGCGTCGTCCCATTCAGTCGGCGGGAGAAGCGAGCCGTCAGCCCTGAACAACTTGCGCACGTCGGCCAGGGCGATGCGCGCGACCTCGCCGAGTACCTGCGCGGTGTTGACGCCAATGGCATCCAAGGCGATCTCATCGAGCAGCGCACGCGCCGCACGAAATCGCGGCTCGCGCGTCCATCGCCACACCGTGCGACTGGAGATGCCGAGCGCCTCGGCGCAGGTGTAGAGCTGGCCCCGGAACAGAGGGAGCTGCTCGATTACCTCACGCTGACGCGCCGTGAGTCCCTTGAGTACCTCCCGCAACTCATCGGCCGGCTTCGCGAGCGCCTTGGTCACGCCGCGCCGGTGGAAGCCTTCGCGCTCTTGGCCGGCTTGCGATACGGCTTCTTGATCGACTCCGCGCTGTCCGGGACGTGCTGGATCACCGTCGGCAGCAACGCGGGATTCAGCGCCAGATCGACGAGCAGGCGGTGCGAAGTCGTGAGCTTCGTGCCGCCGCTGCCATTCCAGACCGAGAACGGCTGCTGCCGCATCCCGAGCTTCGCCACCTCGGCGTTGATGGCTTCCCGGATGCGATCAGCGGCGCCCAACGCCAAGTCTGCTTTCGTGCTCAAGTGCCCCTCACCTTCGGCCGACGCTGCGACCGGTTGAAATCCAACACGCCCACATGGAACTTGCGGCAGTACTCGCAGGTGTAGACCTGCGATTTCCGATGGCGGTTGCGCGACATGCGCCGTGCCACCTTGCAGGCGACGTCGCGGTGATCGAACCGCTGCTTGCCGGCGCACATGGCCGCCTCGTACGGGCTCATAGTCCCGCCCATCAGCGGGCCCCGAGGTCGCGCAGCACGTCGTCGGTCGTGCGCCAGACCCACCACGGCGCTCCGTACTGCTCGCACCACCCGAAACAACGATGCTGTAGCTTGGTGAACTCCCGCGCGTGCCCTTCCCTGCTCGGCTGCTTGATCTCAACCGGTATCCAGCGACCGAACTGTGGGATATAGACCCATCCGTCGAGCGGTGGCCCCTCGAACCACAGGGCGCCCAACTGCTCGGCCGTCGTGATAAGCGCTGCTTCGTTGCCGTCTCGGTGATTCCACCGCCTTCCGGCACCCATCGAGCCGAGCCGCCTCGAGAGCTCGACGCCGTGCTGCTCGTGCCAACAGGACGGCGAACAGTATTTGCGAGTTCTATGCGCCTCGAACGTCGCGCCGCATCGCGTGCATACCTGTCGCTTTCGCAGCTTGACGCTCGGATGCGGCGCGAACCCAAGGCGATAGCGGTGAGTCAGCCAGCACGCTTGCGAGCACATGAGCTGCCGCTTCGGATTGCCGCAGCTGTAACCTCCCATCCGCGGCTTGAACAGCTTGCCACATCCTGGGCATGGCACTTCGGCAAGCGCAGGCATCACCATCCCAGGAGCTCCCGCATGTTCCGGTTGTAGCGCTGGGGGCCGGCCACGGTCAGCCCGCCCGCTCTTCGATCGTCCGCGCCGGCATGAATCGTCCACTCGCGTATTGATGCAGTCGCTGCGCCGTGCAGCCGTATCGCGCGGCCATTGCATTGATCTCCGGCAGTGCATCGAGTTCGCGCCGCAGCGCAGCCAGAGTCGCCCTCGCCGCCTGAATCTCCTTGCGCACCCTGCGACGTTCCTGCACGAGTGCCACGGCCTCAGCGATCTGCGCTCGCGTGTACGAACACGTCCTCAAGCCGCCACCCTCACGCTGATCGCATGCGCCCGGCAGCAGTCGATCGCCCTGACCTCGGCCTCCGTGCGATCCGCACCCTTGAAGTCGCCGAGGCAGATCGCGAGTCGATGTCCCGGCTCAGGCCGCAGGTGCGCGGAACTGCGCCACAGGCCCGGCCTGATCGACACCGGCTCGAAGATGGTCACCGAGTAGCGGCCATCCGCGGTCTCGAACGAGTGCGAGCCCGAGGGGCGCCAGTCGAGCAGCACGGGACCGCCGGAAATTCGGGAGCGCTGGCGCGTCATGCTGCGACCTCGGCGACCTGGACCGTGGGCCACAGCTGGACGAAGCGATTGCGATAGGCCGGGTTCTTGGAATTGTCGGTCGCGCCTATCGCGACGTAGCCGCCCACCTGGCGGACGACCTCATCGACCTTGCCGCCGGGTGTCGGACCGGTCATTCCCCGCCGTACGAACGGGAGAACGCGTTCTGTCCACGCTGCCAGCGCTTCCGCCTTCGGATCGACGGGCAATTTCAGTTCGTGGCGCCAGTGACCCTCGACGAGATGCTTCGCCGGTGACCGAACGTACTGCGTGCCGATCTTGCCCGTGGCCTGGCACTGCGCGCGGAAGGCCTCACACGACGCGAGGATACGGGCGCCGTTTGCCTCGTCCTCGTCGAGCAGCTTCGCCACTTCCCGCTCGAACGTGATCCAGTCGACGGCGCTGTACGTCCCGCGGGGGTAGACCGCTTGGCACTTCGCCACCAGTTCGCGCCGGGCTTGGTCGTGGGGATCGGGTCGGTCGGTTCCACGTGGAGCAGCGAGCGGCTTTCCCTTCCCTTCCCGACGCGGCTCGCGCGCGCGTCCGGAATCCTGTTCCTGTTCCTGTTCAATCTCCTGCTCCTGTTCCTGGCTTCGGAGGGGCTTGGAAGGGGCTTCGGTGGGGCTTGGCTTTTCAGCACCATTTCCGCGAGCTTTCTTGAGATGGAACGCGTGCTCGTACTTCTCGTAAAACGCTGGCAGGAAAGGACTTTCAGGCAGCGCGTCGTAGGCGTTCTGGATGCCCTTGCACTGCTTGTCACCCGCTGCGAGCTGCTCACCGATCTGGTACGCCGCCATCTCGTACACCCAGATGACCTCGGAGGCCTCGTCATAGGCACAGAATTGGGCTTCGGAGAGGCTTGCAAGGGCCTTCGATGCCCCTTCGATGGGGATACCTGTTTCGTGGGCGATCGTGACGAGCGGTAGGTAGTACAGCCCGAGCATGTTCGCGCTCGGGCACGTCAGCAGGTAGGTCGCGACGACGCGCGCCTCGAGCCCTGCCGTACGGATGCGCTTGCCCGTGGCGCCGATCCAGAACTTCGGAGAGACCTTCGCGTAGTCGCGCATCAGGCCGCCCTCCAGACGGAGGCGGCCCGATCGGTCAGCGCTTCAGGTCGGCGTGCTCCAGCGCCAACGCTTCGATGGCGCGCGCGATCTTGTGCCCGAGCTCCGCCGGGAAGTAGACGACAGTGTCGTCCTCGCCCATCGAATCCTTCTGTACGATCTCGATGTAGCCTTCGCTGTTCAGCAAGACTTCGGTCGCTGGCATGGCGAGCATCTTCATCACGCACCTCCGTCAGGGAGCCGCATTGTAGGGCGTTCGCACGCCCTCCTTCAGCCGACAGAACGGGCGCCGCAGGCGCGCCCCAGGTGCCTGTCAGCTCGGCAAGGTGCCCGGCTGCCGACGTGTGTCGCGGCAGCGCTCCCGACTCGCTTGCGCTGAGCGCCGGGGCTTGGACGGGCGGGGAAATCGTTGCGGCGTTCACGGTCGACGCTGACCAATGCGAACCACTGCTGCACGCGGCCGACGGTCCGGCGGCGCGGCGTCGCCGAAGCCGGCGAGGTACCGCGCCCTCCCCGGCGCGGTGTTCATCACGCGCGCGGCGTCGAGCTGGGCAGGTGACAGAAGACGGCGCCGAGGCTGCGCGTTCTGTTCAATGCTGCCGAGGTTGGTGTCGGGATCGGCGATGCTGCGCTGCATGGACCTACACAGCCTCAAGCTTGGGAGCGCGCTGAACGCCTCGAGCCCGCGGCATGTTTGGTCTATCGCGCGGCGGCCAATCGGCCTTCAGCCCCCCTTTCGGGTCTCCCTTCGTCAATCGCTCCAGTTCGTACTGGTATCGCGGCGGAACCTCAACGCCCCATTTGCTGACGAAGGCTTTTCCGATGCCAAGAGCCCGCGCAACGGCTGTCGCCGACCCGAAGTACTCGATGGCTTCTGACTTGCGCATGCCCGGCACGGTATCTCACGCGATACCTAATGGTCAACCACTGGAAACCTCTCGCGGTGGAAACTGTTTCCCAATGGAAACTAGAGAAACCCGCGGCCAGCGTATCAAGCGCTTGCGTGAAGCAAAGAAACTGACGCAGCCGGAACTCGGGAAGAAGCTCGGCGTGACCAAGGCCGCGGTCTCGAAATGGGAGGCTGCTGCGAGCCCGAACATCGACCTTGATGTGTTCTTTAAACTCGCGGATGAATTTGGAATTGATCCGCGAGAGCTGGCTACCGGCATCGCGAGCATGCGCCAAGAGGCGCTGCCTCGTCACAGGTTGGAACTCATGCAGATGTATGGCCGACTGCCACCGGAGATCCGCGCGGACATACGATCCCTAGTGACTACACTGTCAGCCGCGCACAGCGAAAGATATGCGACGTGGAGCCGTGCCGAAGGTGAGCGGGCAGCGAAGCGCGACGCACCGAAGGTAAAATCAAAAGACGAGGCCTAGCGAAGTGAAAGCAAGATTCGTGTGGGCATCCGCCGCGCTATTCATGCTGTTCCATTTGAACGCTGACGCGGCCGAACCTGACTTTCGCCAGAACAACTGGGGGGATACTCGCGAGCAGGTGCTACTCGCTGAGGGTGAACCAATCAAACGCGACGGCGAAACTTGGCGTTACGACGTACGCATTGGAGACGTCCAGGGAAGCGTCATCTTCAGGTTCTTAGAGGGGAAGTTGACGAATGCTTTCTACGTGTTCTTCGCTGAGAGTATGTCGAACCAAGACCAATTCCTCGACTTCTTCCGCATCAGTGACGGGCTGGTGAAACGTTACGGCAAGCCTACAAAGGAAGCCGCCCATGTTGACCCGTCGCTCATTCGAGATGGTTCGGATTCGCTGAAAGCTATTGCGAGTGAAATTGGTGCAGGCCGTGCTACGTGGTACGAGCAGTGGGACACGCCCAAGACGATCGTGATTCACAGCCTTAAGGGCGACAATAATTTTGCCATGCATCAAGTTCTCTATTGGTCGAAGGCGCACACCGCCGAGCAGGATCGAGCGCGCACGAGGGGAAGTCCCAGTGGGCTGTAATACTGCGGTTTCCATCGGTTGACTTAGGGTTTCCTATCGTATACTGTTCGCTCCGTGAGTGACCATGGAGCGAACATGAAACACACCTCGGCCGCTCAGGCGGCGCCTCTCTCCAGCCGCCGGCCGCGCGTCAGCCGCCCGGTCAGCTTCAACGTCACCCGCTTCGAGGCGGGGCAGATCCGCGCCATCGCCGTGCGCTACGCCGCGGTCGTGCGCCTGCTGACCGACCGCAAGGTCGACATCCTCGAAACGGTGATGGATCTCACCGCGTGCCACGCCAACGGCTGCCCGCTCGACTTGGAGCTTCTCGCCGCCGCTGACGACACGAACCTCCTGCACGACGTCGGCGGGATCAATCGGCACATGGACCGTGAGACGGGTCGCCTCACGCGGTGCTTCGTTCCGCGCTTCACCGCGCGGGTGACGCGATGAGCCCCGCCCGCGCCCCCAAGCCCTCCCCCGAGCGCCTGGTCAAGGTCTCCGCGAAGGGCCTGCTGCTGCCGAAGTCCGCGAAGGACTGGACGGCGGTCTACATCCCCGCTGCCGACTTCACCGTCACGCGCGACACCCTGCCCTGCGGCGCCGTCGACTGGAAGCGCGCGAACGCTGAGGCCGCCGCCGTCACGCTCTTCGGCCGCCCGGACTGGCGCGCGCTCTCCCACCTCGAGTACGTCGCGCACCTGATCGAGGACGAGCTCTACGGGCCCGCGATCGACACGAACTACTTCACCGTCCAGGACCGCTATCAGTGGGAATGGACCGGCACCGCTGCTGCCCCCTCGGGCGGCGCGTGGGGCGTCTTCCTCAACGGCGGCGATTCCTACCGCAGCCACCAGGGCGGTCGGGGGCGCGTTCGCGCGGTTCTCGCCGGTCAGCCGCTTGGGACTGGGACCGGTGCGAAGCGCGCTCCGCGTCGCATGAAGGCCGCGGCATGAGCGTTGCCGCGGATCTCGTGACCACGCCCCTGCGACGCGAAATGACCTACGCGTGCAGCGGCGAACACTGCGACTGGATCGGCACGCGGCCCGATATGACCGACATGGGCGCGTCGCTTGGCGATGAGGCCAATGACGGCCGCCCGATGCCGGGACGGCGTTACGCCGCAGTGTGTCCGCGGTGCCGCCGGCCGGCGCGCCGCATCGTGATGCCAGCGCCGCAGGCCGAGATCCCCCTGGCAACGCTGGTCGTCGCAACCGCGGGCCTCGTCGGCGCGCTGGAGCTCGCCTTGGGCGTTCTCGACATCGAGCAGAAGGCCGGCCGACTCGCGATGGGCGTACAGCCACAGATCGACGAACTGCGGTCGCTCCACCTTCAGCTGAAGATGCTCAGCGCGCAGCGCGCGAAGGCGGCAGCGTGAAGAAGAGGTCGCGCAGCCGCGTCGCTGATGCCTTCTGGCGCTGGATCGGCGAGGACGTGGGCGCCGAAGCGCCACCGGAGACGCGCGAAGAGGATGACGCGCGAGTCGCCTTGATGTTTCCCAAGGCGACCCGCGTGTCGTTGTGGGACCGCCTCGACGACTGGCTGCCCTGGATCATCCTCACGATCGTCGCGGCAGGGTCCACCGCAGCGTGGCTGCACTGGCACCAGTCATGAGCGCCGCACTCACGCCCGCCGAGCTCGTCGGTCTTGCCCTCGCGCTCGCGATCTGGCTCGGCATCGCGTACTCGCGCGAGCTGCGAATCACCGCCTACCTCATCCGCCGCCGCTGGCGCGCGCATGTCCGGCAGATGGCGCTGAACCGCGAGCGCCGCCGGCTCGGCTGGCGCCGCTACCGCTGGCACTGATTCACCACAGAGAACACGCATGCACGCACGCACACAGACACGCCAGGCACCGCCGGCGCAGGCACAACCGACCACGCCGCCGCCCGCTGCTTCGCAGCCGGTCGCGCCGCGCGAGCCCGCGCTGCCGGAGCCAGTCGCTCGTCGCGGGATCAACGAAGCGCAGTGGCGCACGATGGTCAACAGCCTTTACCCCGGCGCCGACGTCAATTCGGTGCTCATGGTCTGGGACTACTGCATGGCGCGGAAGCTCGATCCGCTCAAGAAGCCGTGCCACATCGTTCCGATTGAGGTCAAAGATTCCAAGACCGGCACCTACGTGTGGCGAGACGTCGTAATGCCCGGGATCTACGAGCTGCGCACCACCGCCACGCGCACCGAGCTCTATCTCGGTCACTCCGAGCCGACTTATGGCCCGGTCATCGAGATCTTCGGAATCGAGGCGCCGGCCTGGTGCTCGATGACGATGTATCGCTGGCACGAATTGTCCGAGCAGCGGATTGAGTTTCCGGTGCGCGTGCTGTTCGCCGAGGTCTGTGCGACGAAGCGCGACAAGCAGAGCGGCAAACCGGTCGCAAATGCGCGCTGGACACGCTCGCCGGTCCAGATGATGACGAAGTGCTGTGAGGGCGCCGGCCTGCGCGAAGCGTTTCCCGACGAGATAGGCGGCCAGCACGCGGCCGAGGAAATGGAAGGCCGCACGTTCGATGTCGAACTGGCGCCGGCGCCCCAGGGCAAGCCGACCACGACCGCGCCGCAGGCGCGCGCCGAGACGCAGACCGAGGTCACTCACGTCCCGGTCGAAGAGCTGCGCGGAACCATTGACCGCCTGGGCATTCCCGAGAGCGAGTTCTGCGCACACTTCGAGATTGGTGCCGTCGATGAGCTGCCGCTGAACCAAGTGGCCAACGCGCGCGAGTACCTCGCCGGCATAGAGCGCAGCCTTGCAGGCGGCTGATCTTCAATTCGACGCCGAGAGCCACACCTACCGCGTCGGTGGTCAGGTGTGGCCGAGCGTGACGCAGATCCTCGAGCCGTTGCAGCTGCTCGACGGGATCCCGCCGCACATCCTCGAGGCCGCGGCGAAGTTCGGTACGCACGTCCACCAGGCTTGCCACCTGGACAATCTCGGCGTGCTCGACTGGCACACGCTCGACGTCGCGCTCGTGCCCTACGTCGAGGCCTGGCGCAAGTTCCAGGCCGACACGCGCGCGGTGATCGTCGCGAGCGAAATTCGCGTGGCGAATCAGAAGCACCGCTACTGCGGCACGCTCGACACGCTCACGCGCATCGCCGGCGTGCGCGAGCTCACCGACATCAAGAGCACCGCGGCCATCCCTTTCACGGTCGGTCCGCAAACCATCGCTTATGCCCAAGCGATCGACGAACCGCGGATCCGCCGGCGCGTCGTGCAACTGCGCGGCGATGGCACTTACCGCAGCGAACGCCTCACCGAGTCAACCGACTGGCACAACTTTCTATCCGTCCTGAACGTCCACAACTGGAGAAGCAAGCATGGCCGCAACATCTGCGCAGCCTGATTTCACCAACGCGCCGGAGGTGGCCGAAGCCGGCCAGATCGCCGAGCGCATCGCCGGGCGTGCCGCAGCGCTCGTGATCGCCACGCCCGCCGAGTACGAGAGCGCCGGCCAGTTCCTCAAGGAAGTGAAGGCCGAGCAGAAACGCGTTGAGGCGCTCCAGGACAGCATCACGCGGCCGCTGATGACCACCCTCAACGCGGTGCGTGCGCTGTTCAAGCCGCGCCTCGAGCGCATCGCCCAGGCCGAGAGCGTGACTAAGCGCAGCCTGATCGCCTACCAGGACGAGCAGGACCGCATCCGCCGGCGTGAGCAGGCCGAGGCCGAAGAACGCGCGCGCAAGGAGCGCGAGCGCCTCGAGCGGCAGTCCGCCAAGGCGCAGGAATCCGGCCGCGTCGAGCGCGCCGACGAGCTCGCGCAGCGCGCGGCGACCGTCGTGGTGCCGGTGATCCAGCGCGAGCCGCCGAAGGTCATGGGCCTGTCGACGCGCGAGGTCTGGAAATTCGAGATCACCGATCCGTCGAAGATCAACGGCGCATTCACGATCCCCGACGAGAAGAAGATCGGCGCCCAGGTGCGCGCGCTGAAAGGCGACGCCGCGGCGATCATTGGCCCGGGCGTGCGCGTGTGGTGCGAGAAGCAGCTCGCCAGCGGTGCGGCGTGAGGCTCGACAGGCAGAAGCTCGCGGCGCTCGACCTCCTGGCCGCGGAATACCCGTCGGTTGCTGAGCTCCGCGAGCAGAACATTGCGCTCGCCGCGCGCATCACCGAGGCCGAAACCGCGCTACGGCCGATTGCCGCATCCGGCGACGACGTGCTGCTCATGGTCCGCACGCCGACAGGCTCGTTTCAGCGGCGACACGTGCCGAACCTCGCGCTGCGGTACTTCGAGGCCCACGGCCTCGCGGTGAAGTCATGAGCTCGGCCGCCGGCGTCGTGGGCGCCGAGCTCGGCATGCATCGCGCGGCCGATCATGCCGAGGCCGAGGCGCCGGGCTGGAGCGATCGCGCACTCGACTACGTGCATCGCTACCTGCGCGAGCACCCGGGCAAGCCCGTGATTGCCGCCGAGGTGCGCACGCTCGTGCATGCGCAGGGCCTCGACCTCCCGCCAAGCCCCTACGCATGGGGCGCGGTGATGCGGGCGGCAGCGCGCCGCGGCTGGATCAAGCGCGATGGCTTCACGAACTACGGCGATGCCACGACGCACACCCAGCCCGTGACCGTGTGGAAGAGCCTCGTCGAGGGAACCGGTGCGCCGGCGTCTGCGCTGTGATGCCGGCCAGCACCGCAAGCCGGAGTATCGCCGCGCGTCCTGCACGACGAAGCGCCGCTGGAAATGCGTCTGCGGCAACTACGGCTGCCGGACCCGGGTCACGCTCGCCAAGCATCCGGCCACCTATCAGCGCGGGAAACGCTGCCGTGTGTGCCGTGGTCCGCTTCGCGTCGACTACAACCGCACGCTGCGCCGCGAGCATCGCAAGGTGCTATGCCACTGCCTGGAGGCGCACTACCCGCATCGCCGCGGCTGGTGCCTCAAGCGCCAGCGCCTTCGCGCGGAGCTGCAAGCATGAGCTCGCAACGATGGTCGCCCGCCTGGCGCGCGGATCGTTGCCGGCGATCACCCGCCCTGGCTCGAGCGTCACAGCCGGCGAAAGCGGCTCATTGCCGTCGCGCTCGCGACGCCGCCCTGGGTCGATCGCAAGGCGCTCGACGCGCTTCGCCTGCGCGCGAAGGAACTCACGCTGCGCACCGGGCGCAGGCACGTGGTCGACCACATCATTCCCGTTCAGCACCCCTACGTCTGCGGGCTTACCGTGCCGTGGAATCTGCGGGTGGTGCCGGAGAGCTGCAACCAGGCGAAGAGCAACGACTGGCGGCCCGACCAGGCCGCGCTCGAACTCATCGTCGTGCCTGAACAAGTGACCTTGCTCTAGACGTTCTCCACATCACAGAAGGAATCTCCCATGACCGTCACCTACACCAAGCTCGATGCCGACCTGAACGAACTGCCGGAAGATCACCCGCAGCCGCACCCGTTCGTACGCGTCAGCCGCACGATCTGCGGCGTCGCGATCTCGCAGATCGTGGCCGCCCTGATGAGCGAGCAGGAACTGCCGCACGAGGCGGCGATCGCCGCGGCCGATGCCGCGACCATCGCCGGCCGCGCCGTGCGCGCGCCCGAAGTCGAAGAGGCCTTCCTCTGGTGCGATCGCTTACAGCGCCAGGTGTTGCCGGTGAAGTTCTTCCCCGACGCCGAGGAGCCCGGCTGCGACTGGACCTGGACGCGGACCCGCGCTGCTGCCCCCTCGGGCTCCGCGTGGCTCGTCGACCTCGACTTCGGCCTTTCCAACCGCAGCCACCAGAGCGCTCAGGGGCGCGTTCGCGCGGTTCTCGCCGGTCAGTAATTCGGAACTCGGTGCATCACCCAAGGATTGCCATGAGCACACTCGCCACCGACCTGCGCGGCGTCTTCGCCCGCCACATTCAGGGCGCCACGCCCATCGAACTGCTGCGCATCGCGGAGCGGCTCCTGGACGAGCAGCCGCGGCCGGCAACGCCGAAGCGCCTCCCGATCGCGAAGGGCCGCTTCCTGCGGCTGGATGCCGACCGCGAGGAAGTCCACGACGCTGCCATCGACCGCTGGCTCGTCACCTGGGATCGCGAGACCGATCTCGTCTGGACGCATGCGCTGGCGTGCGGCCAGGTCGAGCACGCGAAGGCGCTCGAAGCCGCGGCGGCCGTCCGCCTGTTCGGCAGCTCCGCCTGGCTCGCCTCCGAGATTCGCCAGACGCTCACGATCATCGACTACGAACGCTGCGACCCGGCCGTCGATCCCGCCTATTTCCGGGGCCCGTATGACTGGCTCTGGACGCGCACCGTCGCTGCTGCCCCCTCGGGCTTCGCGTGGCTCGTCGACCTCGACGGCGGCGGTTCCGACCGCAGCCACCAGAGCGCTCAGGGGCGCGTTCGCGCGGTTCTCGCCGGTCAGCAGCTTGGACTTGGGATCTGAGACGGGCTGATGCGTAGGAACTTGCCTCAAATCTGGCTCGATGCGCAGCGCGTCCGGGCTGCCATAGAACAGGCGGTGACGCGTTTCAAGCGCACCGATCGCTATGACAGCGGCGGGGATCTGCGTCGGGACGCGCGGGCCGTGGTCCGGCTCGTGCGTCAGGCGTGGCTGTCCAAGGCGATGCATCGCCGGCGGAAGCTCGCGCAGGATCTTTCCGAGGCGATTGATGATCTGAAGGATTCCATGCAGCTCGCCAAGGACGTGAGCGCATTTCGCAGTTTTGGCGAGTTCGACGCCCTGGCGCGGCTCGTCACCAATCTCGGTCGGCAGTGTGGAGGGTGGCTGAAGGAGTTGTATTCGCAGAGCCAGAATGGGCAGGCCGCAAGTCCTGCCCAGCGCGCTCGGACACTGAGTTCCCGGGCCGCCTCGCAAGAGGCAGCACCATGACGACGACGTGCTACCCACAAGGATGCCCGCCGGAGTTCCAAGCGCTCGGGATAGCTGCTGCCCCCTCGGGCTACGCGTGGAACGTCAACCTCAACAACGGCAATTCCAACCGCAGCCACCAGAGCAATCAGGGGCGCGTTCGCGCGGTTCTCGCCGGTGAGTGTCAGGGTTCACCCACCTTCCGCGCTCTCCATGCTGCCTACCGGGAAGCCCGCCGCGGGAAGAAGCCCAGCGCGGGGCAAGCCGACTTCCATGCCCACTACATCGACAGGCTGCTCGAGCTGGAGGCACGGCTGCGGGCGCAGACCTGGCACCCATCGCCGCCCACGTGCTTTATCGCGATCGCCCCGAAGGCGCGGGAGATTCACGCCCCGGCGTTCGCCGATCGCGTCGTGCACCACTGGCTCGTCCCGCAGTTGGAGCGAATCTACGAGCCGACGTTCATCCACGACAGCTTCTCGAATCGTGCCGGCAAGGGCACACACATGGCCGTCGAGCGGCTCCGCGGCATGGTGCGCCAGGTGGAGTCAGGCCAGGGCGGCGGGTCCTATCTACAGCTCGACATCAGGAACTTCTTCAACTCCATCCACCGGCCGACGCTCTACGAGCTGCTGAAGATCCGGATGGAGCGCGCGGGCCTCTCGATCGAGGCGCGCAAGGCCGTGCACGCGCTGCTCAACTACCCGCTCTCGCGGACCGGTGTTCGGTGGGCCTGCACCGATGCCGAGCGTGCAGCGGTGCCGCCGCACAAGCGCCTGGAGAACGCGGGGCCGGGCTGTGGCATTGCCATCGGCAATCTGTCCTCGCAGTTCTTTGCGAACGTCTACCTCGATCGGCTCGACCAGTTCGTCAAGCACTCGCTGAAGGTGCCGCGCTATGTTCGCTACGTCGACGACTTCGTGCTCGTGCACCGGGACGCCGAGCAGCTCGAACGCTGGCGTGTCGCGATCGCCGCGTTCCTGAAGGCGGAACTCCGGCTCGAACTCAAGGCCGATCAGCGCCTCCGAAGGCTCGGCGCCGGCATCGATTTCCTAGGGTACGTGATCTACCCGTATCACACGGTCGTGCGCGAGCGTGTCATCGGCCACGCTCGCGAGAAGCTCGCCGCCTGGGAACGGCAGTACTGCACGGGCGCGGTGATCCCGGTCGAGGCGCTCGATCGGCGGCAGAGCCTGTGGGCGAGCTACCTCGGGCATTTCCGCCACGCGCGGCATCACCGATTGCTGGCGAGGCTGCGGAAGCGATTCCCATGGCTGCCGCGAGGGAACGCATGAACGCCGCCGATCTCTTCGCGGGCCTCGGCGGCTTCACAGAAGGGGCCGAGTCGGCCGGTATCCGCGTCGTGTACGCGGCGAACCATTGGCCGGTCGCGGTCGACTGGCACCGTCGCAACCATCCGCGGGTCCTGCACTCCTGCCAGGACTTGCGGCAGGCGGACTTTCACGATCTGCCAGACTTCGACATCCTACTGGCCTCCCCATCGTGCCAGGGGCATTCACCAGCCCGCGGCAAGGATCAGCCGCGCCACGATGCCTCTCGTTCGACGGCCTGGGCCGTCGTCGACTGCGCCGAGGCGAAGCGCCCGGCCATCATCGTCTGCGAGAACGTTCCGGCATGGACGAAGTGGGTGCTATGGCCCGCCTGGTGCGAGGCGATGCGCGCGCTCGGCTACACGCTCTCGCCCCACATCCTGAACGCCGCTGACTTCGGCGTCCCGCAGGAGCGGGTGCGGCTGATCCTCGTCGCTTCACGCTCCAAGGCGCCGCTGATCCTGAAGCCGCGCCGCGCCGCGCATCAGCCGGTCGCGGCCATCATCGACTGGGATAGGGGCGACTGGCCCGTCATCAGCCGCCGCCGCTTCAGGCCGCGATCGTTCGCTCGGATTCAGGCGGGCCGACGGGAACACGGCGAGCGGTTCGTGGCGCCCTACTACAGCCGCGGCTCCGGGATGACAGGCCGCAGCGTTGACCGGCCCATCGGTACGCTCACAACCAAGGACCGTTGGCTCATCGTGAAGGGGAACCGCGCGCGCTTCCTCAGCGTGGCGGAAAGCCGCCGAGCGATGAGCTTCCCGGACACGTACCTCTTGCCGCCACAGGTGCAGTTGGCAAAGCACCTTCTGGGCAACGCGATCCCGCCACTGATGGCGTCGCGCGTGCTCGATGAGATCCGGAGGGCGGCATGACTTCGCCGAACGTTCGGGCTATGTCACGCGGTCGTCGTGCATTCGAAGATTGGATGGAGAGCAGCCAACCGGAAGCGAGCCGCAAGTTCGACGGAATCTGCTATCGCGACAAGGCAGTAGATCAACTGTGGGACGCGTTCTGCGCTGGCATCAAACACGGGTGGGAGGATCAATGACCGCTTCGTCGAATAGTGAGAATAAGTCGTGGCGGTGCTTTCACTGCGACGAGGTATGTACCGACGAGGCATCCGCGCGGGAGCATTTCGGTTACTTGCGTAGCTGCGATCCGATCTGCCGGATTGATCGGGCCGAGTTTCGCCGCATGGAAAAGCGCGACATCGAACATTCGATTGAGGACACGGAATTGCATCGCCTGATCGAGCGCGAGCGCGCCGACCACGCCACGAAATTGCGCGAAGCGGAGGAAGCCGGCTACGCACGCGGCCTTGCTGATGGGAGGGCACTGCGATGACTTCGCCTAACAGCGCACCATCTGTTAACAGCGCGCTCGGGAACACGATGCGCACAGCCCGCGCCCTGACCGGACTGAGCATGCGGGCCTACGCTCGAAAGCTCGGGCTGTCGTCGGCGACGCTCTGCCGTATAGAGGCCGATAAGGGCTGCGACCTCTCGACACTGGCTGCCATCCGCAAGGCATCGGGCATCAGCTACGCGATCCTGCTGGGAGATGCGAAGTGAGCGACGTGCGAAAGGTTAAGTGGTATCGACGCTCGCTGCTCTGCCTGCTCGGATTCCACCTATGGGAAAGAGAGTTGACGTGCACGAAATGCGGGGAGGATTGGCTCCGATGAGCGCAGAGCATGTCAAATGCGGAGCGTGCGTCGAGCCGATTCGCTCGGACCCGCTAACCGGCACAACCTGTGCTTGTGCGCAGCGCGGCTGGCAATCTGTAACTCTGGCCCTGCTCGATAGCCTCCGCGGACGGCTCGACGCGCCGCGCACGAATGCGTCGGATCAGCGCCCTTACATCCACGTCCGGTCGTCTGAAATGTGCGCGCTGCTGACAGAGCGAGCCGCCCTCCTCGCCCGCGTCGAGGCGCTGGAGAAGGCCGTGCGCGAGTGGGTCAGCGAATGCGCAGCCTGTGACGGTACGGGCGTCCTGAGCGCGGGAACCGTCTGCCAGGAGGATTGCGCGGACTGCCGGGATATACGGGAGCTGCTGAGGTGAGTGAGGCATCGCCGAAGCACACCCTCAGTGCCGATAAAACGCGTTCTGAAGGCGTCCAGATCGAAGCTCGCCCCTGCGCCTACTGCCATGGGCTCTTCACCCCTGCGCGGCCCTCACAGGTCTTCTGCTCGGCCGCGCACCGGAGCGCCTATCACATCGATCACGGGACCGAGGGCAGGGTCGCCAGCGTCCGGCGGACGGTCCGCGGCGCCTCGGTTGTAGTTCACTTCAGCGGCCCGGCGGCAGAAGCCGCGCTCCAGCTCATGCTCGGCGAGGTCGTCCGGGCTGTGAAGACGCCGTGAGCCTGCGCCTCGAACCCGCCGCCAAGCGCCTGAACCTGAAGCCGAAGATGCTCCGGGGTCTGGCCGCGGCCGGCCTCGTGCCGGCGACGAAGCTTGGCAGGCTGTGGGTCTTCGACGAGACTCTGCTCGATGAGTGGCTGCGCGCGCGCTGCCTGGAGAACGTGAAACCATGCCCGTCAGCCGTCGCAAAGGCTCCCCGTATCTCCAGATCCGCTTCAAGCTCGCTGGCATCGAGACTAGACGCACTACTGCCACCACCAACCGACGAGAGGCCGAAGCCCTCGAGCAGAAACTTCGCGCTGATCTCTGGCGGCAGATCCAGCTAGGCGAGAAGCGCTTCACCTGGGATGACGCGATCGCACAGCTGCGCCAGGAGGACGCCGACAAGCGCGGATGGGAGCGCACCGAGCGGGCGATCGAGAAGCTCGCCCCGCTGCTCGCCGGCGCGCAGCTCACTGAGGTCGCGGAGCACGAGAACCTGCTGCGCGTCCGCACCATCCTGGCCGCTCAGCAGCACCAGGGCCGGCCGGTGGCGCGCTCGACCGTCAACCGGGTGCTGGCCGAGCTCAGCAAGATCCTGCGCCGGTGCGTCTCGCCCTGGAAGATGTTGGACGCCGCGCCGAAGGTGCCACTGTTCAAGCTCCCGAAGGTCGAGCCCATCTGGGCGACGCGCGAGCAGGTAGCGGCACTGCTGGCCGAACTGCACGAGCACGCCGCCGACATGGCGATCCTCGCGTGCGCGACCGGCATGCGAAAGAGCGAGGTCACGAGACTTCAGATAGCCTACGTCGACCTCGCGCGCAGGACAGCCTTCGTCCCCGCGGCCGTTGCGAAGAACGGCGAGGCGCGCGTCGTGCCGCTGAATGACGACGCGGTGGCGGTGCTCGCGAAGTGGATCCAGCGCGAGCGCACCTGTGATACGCCCTACGTCTTCTACTTCCGGCAGATCGCGCCGATCCAGAAGGTGTCGACGCGCGCGTTCCGCGCCGCGTGCAGGCGCGCCGGCCTGCCGGCGGGCTTCTCGTTCCACAAGCTGCGCCACACCTGGGCGAGCTGGCACGCGCAGGACGAGACGCCGCTACAGGTGCTGAAGGAGCTGGGCGGCTGGAAGTCGTTCGAGATGGTGCTGCGCTACGGGCACCTGGCGCCCGGGCACCTGGCGCAGTATGCGGACCGCAGCCTGCGCGCACAGAAAGTGGCACAGTCGGAAGAGGCTGAAAATCAGGCCTCGCAAGTGGTTGATTCTGGTGGAAAGGGAGGGACTCGAACCCTCGACCCCGGCATTATGAGTGCCGTGCTCTAACCAGCTGAGCTACCTTTCCAGCGGACCGCGGATTCTCCGGACGGCCCGCCGGGGAGTCAAGCCCGGGAC